TACCAACCGTGTTGACTGTGTAATCGGTGTCAACTGTCAACACGGTTTCAACACCAGCGTCATCAGTTTCATACACAATCAGTTCAGTCTTATCCTGAACCTTGAACCCGTAGCTGAATGTGTCAGCGATACCGTTACCAATATAAGGTCCTGATGTTATTTTTTTAGTGTTTACTGTCATGTTGACAACTCCTGTTTATTAGTTTAAGTCTATCACTATTTTCTATCAGGACCAAATAACAACTGGTGAGTTGTAAAGTCTTCACCTTCAGCAATGACATCATACAGATGTTCACCAGTGGCCCATGCTTGACCTGTACCTGGTACACCTAATGCGATACCTGCTAACTTACTCACTGCTTTAGCTTGACCCTTGGTGATTTCACCGTCAGCAAGTACAGCGTTTGACATACCTTCTAACCCTTGTAAACCTTGTTCAATTTGTGATGTGACCGGTGAAGCGTTGTAACCGTAACCACTTGCCACACCGTTAACTATGTCACGAATAAATGGTACAGATTGAACAGGGTACAGTGCAACTTTAGTCAGCATTGTTTGTAAACGGTCATCTTCATCATCAGGTTCTGCGAACTCACCACGCATCATCATCTCAAATAACACCGGTATGGTGAATAAGAACATTGCTTTAGCTGCAACGGTTGTCGTTGAGTATGCACCAGACTTAGTACCCTTCACTAGATCACGTTGCATATTCCATAGCGAACTGAAGAACGTCATGAACATGGTGAAGATTGTGTGTGTCTTAGTTTGGTTACGCATCAGTGCAGCCATGTCTTTTGTAGCACCTGAACCTTGCACATTCTCAATCACCCAGTCAGCATACTGGAAGGCTTTAGTCTCATCACCCGATTGACCCAACTCTTTAATATATGCAGCGTGCCATGACGGTAAATCAACCATGTAAGTCTGAATCAATGCAATGTGCTTCATCGATGCTTCTTGAACAGCAGCAAGTACACCACGCTTACTTTCAAGTTGTTGCATTGCATTCATGATTTCACGGTCCATTGTTTGAGTACGATGCTTCAGCACTTTAGAATTCTCAATTGCAAAATCCCATGCACTCTTCATTGTGTCAGTGCTACCTAGTATGGTACGCATTGCTTGCAGTGTTGGCTGCATACCCACTTCAGTGATTGTGTTAGACAGACCACTTATCTGAATGATACCCGTTGATGCTTTGAAACCCATTACACCGAGTGTAGTACCTAAACGTAACTTATTGAACATTGCATCAACAATCGATTTATTCGGTGCGTTACGCCCATCTTTAGCAATGTCATTTAACCACGGTTTCAACTGTGCAAATTCTTCAGGACCTAGTTTCTCAGTCACTGCTTTCTTCACACGTGGATCACGCAGTAACCGATTGACTTCACGAACAGCATCATGGTGTGTGATGTAATGGATTGTTTCTTGAATATGATTAGGTACAACATTCAACGTCAAGTGCATTGGTGCATAGTAACCGGTACGCTCATTCGTTGATCCAGCGTTCACCGATGCTTGTATGCTTGCGTTACTAGCAAACATTGAACCCACTTCAGCATCCTTACGTTCTTCAAACTCAGCAGCTTTATGGTCGCGTGTTGGGTCGTATTTAACAGGGTAATAACCACCTTTAAATGTACCGTGTTCAGTGACGACTGGTGTAGCCTCAACTTTAGGTGGTACAAGGCCCGTTGTTTTACGATGCACTTCAGCAAGTTTCGGGTAAAGAATATCAATCTGATCCCAAATCTTTTGAACCATCTGCCAATCTGATTTAGTCATGTGCTTCAACACTGCTTGCAGTTTCTCATTTTGCAGGTTGATGTCAGTACCGTCTTCTTGCGCCCACTGTTCACCGAGTAGTAGCTTTCTCAAGTTACCTTCATTACCGGTGTTCAATGCTACTGCAAGAATCTCGTGACCTTTCAAGTTACCGGTGTGAGTACCACCAGCAGTGTCTTTAATCTCAGGGATAAAGTAAGTCGTGTTGTGACGCTTCATGTCCTCTTTGCTACGGTTCTGAATCATGTCAGCAACAGGTTTACCCACTTCACCATACATTTCTAGTTCAGCATTATAAGCATCGGTCATCGGTTGTGAGAACGTGGTGAACCATGTATCAACGCGATCCATTCCATCCATCCACGACATCATGAACGGTATTTTAGTCATCTGACCCATAGCCCAACGACCCTTACGTTCAGCCCATGAAACATCATCAGCAGTTGATGCTTTCTTCTTGAATCGACCTGTACCTGTTTCTTCAGCAGTAGTCACCAGTTTAGATACAAGGTTGTTGTATTCAATCTCTTCACCCATGCGAGTGAGTTTGTTTGAGTAACGTGCAACATGCTCAATGTTCTTCACTGAATCATTGATACCCTGTAAATCGCTGTAAGCAACATTTTTCCAATGTGTGACGTATGACTCATTTAACACAGCATTAGATAGCACCAGACCATCACCGTGTGTGTCCATGCGTTCAGCAGCCCACGTGTTAATGTCTTGGTTAATTTGATCAACGTCTTTCAGTGATGCAGACTTCTTGAATTCAAATCGTTCTAAGATTTTAGTGATCTGATTCCAATACCCACCTTCGGCTTTCTGAATTTCTTCTCTGACTTTCTTCTTATTGTAACGAGCCATGCGGTCAACGATCTTCGTTGTCTCATTTTTTGCCTCCGTTGCAGCCATACCAAGATAGTAATTCAGTGCCTGACGTGCTTTAGCCTGTGCAGCACCTTCTTTGTTTCCTTCAGCCAACATACGAGCAGACTCTTGTGCAGCTCTGATCTCAGCCTTGCGATATTTACCAGGGTGATTCTCTCTGAATGATAGGTTACCAATACGTTCTTCAGCAACTGACTTCATTGTTTGACGGTCAAGTGTGCGCTGGTTCGTGCCACGTGAAAGCATCTTCAGTTCATGCAGGATCAACTTACCACGTTCTTCATTCATCACCGCTTCATTAGCTAGTTGCTCAATCGTGCCATCGGTGAACGGGTCACCATGACGTTGAACCATTGCAGCTTCCGCATTAGTCTCAGCAACCTCTTTGATTGGTGGCGCAGAAACTAAATCACTCAACATCTCTGATCCTGAATTGTAACCGAAGAATGCAGCAGCTTCATCAGGGTGAACACCTTTCTGACCTTTCGCAGTCATACCACGAAGTTTGTCAGGTACACGTGTTGATGTGCGACCTAGTTTGTCAGTCTTCTGCTCACCGACCATTTCTTTCACGGTGGCATGATCTAACTTGATGTCACCATCACGTAGTCGTGTAGCAGTTGAGTAAACTTGTTCACCAGATAAACGACCCATCTCTTCATCAACCAGGTCAGACTTTTCTTCTTTCCACCATTGCTTAGTCTTACGAGTAAGTGCTTTGATCAGTTGGTCACGCAGTGTTTCAGATTGAACGTCCTTCACTTTCTCCTGACGTTTCTGATAATCAGCAAACTCTTCAGCAGTCATACCAGCCATTGCAGCATCGGTGAACATTGGTTCAACTCGTGCACGTGACTCAGCAGCAGCGATCTGTTCTTCAGTAGCAAGTAAACGGTCAAACACTTGACGCATCTCAGCATCTAGGTTCACGTTTAACTTCCCACGCAGTGACTGGTAAATCTGTGACAACCAACGTGCAAAAGTTCTGAATGCGTTACGCAGTTCAATACTTGGTGCTTTACCTTCCATCAGGTAAGTCTCGAATCCACGTGCAAATTGTTCATGAGTAGCACGACGAATTGCAGCATCTTTGTCACGGTTACCGGTTGAACCTGTTTCAAGGTAGTTCACCACGCTTGCTTCATTAACAGTTGCTTTACCTTCAGTGGTACGCTCACCCTGTTTCATTGGGTCGAACTGACCATTGAGGTATTTAGTTGCTTCAGCAGCTACATCTTCAGCGTTACGCATAAACCAATTGTTGATACTGTCATTCATCTCAGTACCAGACTGTACTTCCATCTCGTACATAAAGTGTGAGAACTCATGAAGGAATGTTGAAAGGTCAGCAGAATCAGTCAGTCTGATGATACTGTTCTCAGGGTCATAGTAACCACGTGCACCACCGGTGTCAGGTTGGTTTTGGAACAACAGCTTTTGCTGTTTAGCAATCAATTCGTTACGTGAACCTTCAACGTTTTTATCATAAGTTTTTACTTTGACACCGTTATCTTTCAGCAGTTGAATGACATCCTTACTTGTACCCTTTGGCACGATAGCAGTGTCAAACTCTGAGAATTGAACAGCACGCTGCGCTTTCGCTTCAAAGTATTCTGACGGTAACGATGCAAGGTATGCACCCAGTTCATTAATAATTTTATTAGCTTTAGGATTACCACCGAATGCTTCACGAATGCCTTTAGGACCTTCAGCGATTGACTCAGCTACTGATGACGCATAACCCCAGTCATCACTGTCATACTCGTAATACTCTTTTAATTCTTCAAGTGCTTCTTCAAATTTAAGATCAGCTTCACCTTTGATCTCTTCCATTTCAGCAGATGTAGCAAACTCATCACGTTTAGCTTGAACAGCTTTTACGTTCTTCATTTCATTGGCATACATTGCACGAACTGAAGCAGTGCCGTAGTTAGAACTTTCACCACCTTGCACTTTCTTGTTCATCTCTTTAACAATGTTATCCATTGTATAAGGCTTGTATCTACGATCACCAGATGGACTGAAACCGGTGAACATGCGCTTACTCTCAATCATGCTCTCGTATGTTGAGTCAAGCCATGCGTTGTAATCTTTATTGATTTTTGTTTGGTTGATTTTCTTAGCAATGTCTTCACGTAGCTTCGACATATCAACACCTTCATTGACATTTCTAGCAGTGTTAAGCTCATCTTGAAGCACGTTAGGTAGTGGTGCACTGTAATCAATCTCACCGATGATACCATCCCGTTTAAGTACCACTGCTGCAAGACGTTCCGCAAATCGTTTAACCTTGTGTGACCCACGTGCAACCGGTTCACCGGTGCTATCTACAACGCGATACTCACCGTCAACTTCTTCAGTGACGTAACCTTCAGGTAACTTGGTGTGAAACCATTGACCGGCAATCTCTTTGATGAATGTTTCGTCAGTCTCAACGTCAGCAATTTTATCAACCATTGCTTTGTATTTTTTAGCAACTGCGGCAATGAACTTCGGTTGTTCCATCTGCTGTACATGTGAAACATCTTTGATCGCTTTACTGATTGCTGTTGGTTTGGTCTTCTTAATCTTTGGCTCTTTGCCGATAGACTTCAGGTAATGATATTGCGTACCTTCCTGGTCTAATGATGAAGCACTGTTGATGTATGAATCTGATGGTGTGCGTAACGTAGTACCCTCAACAGACGCATCGATGTCTTTGCTGAACTGTCTCTGCTTTTTAGAGTCAAGCACTTCATCAGGTCTAGGTTGACGTGAACTGTAAATGTCAGCATCAAAGGTTCTGATCTTAGGGTCATTCAACATTTCAGGTTTAGGTATCAGTGATATTTCACCGAAGTTATCAAAACCACCTTTGTCAATGTTGGCAACTGCAATACTAGGTGCAGCAAGACCACCCAATTCGTTAGCTTTTCTGATACCAGTTTCAGTGATGTTGTGCATGACAACTAAGTTTTTAGGCTCAACAGGTGCTTGCGCTAATAGACCTTGATCATCAGCGAATGGTTGTGCATCAGAAAATCGTTCAATCTGTTCACCGAATAATAAGACTGGTACTTGGTCAATGCCTAAATCGATTGCAGCTAGTGCACGATGACGACCATCTTCTTGCCCTGTTTCATATATTGTAAGTGGATCAAGTTGACGACCTTCTTCAATGTGGTTTCGTAAGTCTTCTACATTTTCAAGTGTTTCATCATCACGAGTTAATGGTCTAACTGAATCAATGTATTCTTGTGGATTCATCATCACGACTTTACCACCACGAGCAGCAAAGTCTGCGTCACCGTACCATTCACCACGTGGTGCTAGTGGGTAGTTAGGTGTTTCAGGATCGTACACAGTGCCTTGAGTCAACACCTGCTCACCTTCGAGTCGTGCAAGCTCACCGGTCTGTGGTCCTTCAATTGTCAGACCTGCTGACTCATAGACATCTTGAACAGTGCGACCTGTACGACGTGCTTGTGCAGTGGCCCATGCAGGTACAATCTGTGCCATTGTTGAAGCGTTAGCAGGACTGACCACACCGGTGTCAACTAGCTGATCACGAACCTGTGTGTAAATCTCTTGTGCTTCAACATACTCTGATGCGTTTTCCTGCGCTTCAGCCATTAATGTTTCAACGTATGCTTTAGTCTCAACCTGGTGTTGTTCTTGACGGAATGGTGAAACTGTTTCCTCACTCATTGTCATGTGGTCACGTAGTTCAGTGAATGCTTCAGTACCGGCAACGTCACCCATGAAATCTTCAACAGGGATTGCAACATCAGCACCGGTTGCACGTGACTCACGTACAGCGTTATCTAACACCTTCAGTGAAGGATCAGCATCAATCTGTTCTTGTGTTTTACCTTGTAGGTATAGTGACGTTTGAACACCGTCAATAAATACGTTTGTATTGTTCTCACCATCAGCTTCACGCACGAACTGCTTAAATGATTCAACATCACGCTCACGAAGTTTCGACTTAACTGAGTCAGCACTTAGCTTGTCAATATTTGATTGCTCAACACTTGCTTGTGTTTCAGCTTGTTGTTCAGTCTGTGTTAACTTTTCCACAGTTTTATTCACAGCAGTTGCAGCAGTTATCTGTGAACCACCAGCAACAACTGTGGCGATTGCTGTCACTGCTTGACGACGCAACTGGATCTCAATTACCTCTTGTGCACCTGTAGCATTTTCAAGTTCTTTATCTAAACCAAATCCGTAAGAGTTGATTGTCTGCAATGCAGTAGCAAGTTGCTCAGTACCCATCTCCTGCACGACAAACTTCAGTGCACTCTTTGAAAGACCTGTGCTTTTACCGGTGACAATTTTCTCTAATGTACCGAGTGGTAACAGTTCAGTACCCACTTCAATTGCAGCATCAATACCAGCGTACCAGCGTGCTTCTTCAACACTTAACCCTTCAGCACGACCTTCACCGTATGAACCTGAGAATGTTTGTGCACCGATAGTTACTAACAATGGTGCAGCACGACCACCTGATAAAAGTGTTAAACCTAAACCTGGGGCCATGTTTGCAATTGACTCGACACCTGCACGCACACCTTCTTGAACAATGTTCATGTCTTCAGGTGTTAAGTTTTGACGTTCTTTTTGTAATGTTTGGATTTCACCAATGAGTCGATCACTTGCTTCAGTTTTAGCTTGTTGAAGTTGTTCATCAGTTTCAATACCGAAGTTAGCAGCCATTTCACGTGACAGCTCTACTGCTTCAAACTCCATACCCATCGGCATAGCACCAGCAGGTATCAGGTCATCAATGCGACTTGACGTTGCTTCATTACTGGATAAAAGTAAACCACGACCTTGAATACCGAAACCGATTTCTATTGCACCACCTAAACCGTCGAATGTTTTTTCAATACCTTCAAGCAGGTTACTGGTGACATCTTCCTGTGCAATGACCGCATTGTTCACATCAGCAGTTAAGAATTTAGAAGTTTTCGGTGCACGAGTAGTCATACCATCAAGGTTGATCTGGTCTAACTTCAGCTTATGCTCTACTTGTTCAGGGTTTGATTTTACAGCGAACTCAGGTACACCAGACGCTTGACTCAGTTTAACTGTCTGTGCATGTTGGTCAGGGTTGACTTTCACCGCTTCAGTCATGTTAGCGTTAAGCTGTGTCTGTTCAGATTCGTTTATACCGAAGCTACCAAGGTCAATGTTCTCTAAGTTCAAATCTGCCATTATTTTGTCGCCTGTCGTTGAGCTTTCAGAAGGTTGTCAGCAGTTACCGGTATTCCTTTATCACGTAAGAACTGACTCAATACTCTTACATTAGCAGGTGGTATGTCCGTGACATTTTGATCCACATTTGGGTATAAGAAACTTACACCGAATGCACTACGCTCAATAGTAACCTCTCTTGTTAGATCTGACAACACATCGGTGAATTCCTGTGATGTCAATGACCCATCTTTTTGCTGCTCACGATACTTCACTTCACTGTCAAGCAAGTCATAGAATGAGTCAGCTTGAGTACGTTTGTCATCGTTCCACTTGTTCTTTTTACCTAGTATCTGCTCAACTGCAGCAGTGGTCTGTGCGCTACGTGTACGACCTACCTGGTGATCAATCTTATCGGATGCTGAACCTGTACCTTTCGCACTCTTCACCGCGCTGATTAACTTGTTACGTTCAGCAGGTGCTAACTTATCTAAATGGTCAGCAGGGTTAACTTTAGCAAGGTCAGCTTTAGGTAATGTCATCAAGTCAGAATAAACATTCCAATCAGTCACCACCGGTTTACCTGATTCAAGGCTTTTCTTCTGTTTAGCACTCAGACGTTCCCAACCTTCAGGGTCTTCTGCTTGGAATGTTTCAGCACTCCCACCGTCATAAATGTGTGATTCAGCAACTTCAAATGATGCAGATTGTGCTTCACTCTCACCCTGCTTCTTCAGGTTAAACTGACGCATTGCTTCCGTCATTGTCTTGTTACGAAGTTCAGGGTCTTTAATGTTGTTTACTTCAGTACGAATTTCTTCACGACTGTCATACTCATTGACCAGTTTTACACCGGTGGCAATTGCAGTCTGTGAATCCGATTGAATTTTTTCAGCTTTGGTTTTAGCAGCAATCTCTTTTTCAAGTTTGATTTTATCAGGACCTTCTAAGCGACCACTGTACTTATCAAACAATGCTTGACCATCTGCTGCACTGTTGCTGGTGGCTGTTGAGATAGCTGTCTTATTGAATGATGAGTCATAAGTCTGCAACCGTTCATTAGTTGCTTCAGGACCAATACCTTCAAGTTGAGCAGAATCAAGTACAGCCTGACGACCTAGCGCATTTTGCACTGCTAACTGATCAGGTTGATTCCAATACAATGAAGCATTCTCAACGGTGTTCTCAACTTGTGATTTGATTGTGGCAACTTCCCACGCTTGCAGACCCTTAGCTGAGTGGCGTGCAATATCAGCCTGACTACGTGTGATATGAACATCTGCTGACTTGTCAAACATTGCACGAGCATTAGTGTTCAGGTTCTCACCGTATCGTTTCTTCAGTTCAGCAAGTGCTTCGTTTGTTGCACCTGCAGCATCGAATGCGTTTTTACCCTGAGTATTGAAGTAACCCTTTTCAGGTTCAAAGAATAGATTGTTTTTATCGCGCTCAAACTGCACCAGTGCTTCTTCAGCAGACGTGGTGTCAAAGCGTTGTACCATCTTTGCACCTTCAGTGGCTACTGATGCAAGACCTTGTGCAACTTTTTGGTTAGCTTGAAACTGCGCGTTACCTGCTGAAGCATTAGCACGTGGTTGTCTAGCTATTTGAGTTTGAACCTTCGGGTCACCATACTGTGCTACTTTAGGCATTATGCGACTCCTAAATTGTAATCGATAGTGGGTGAGCCGGCTAACGGTTGAGATGCTGCACTGCTACTGGTGAACCATTTATCTGCTACACCTGAACCTGCCACACCTGCTGCACCTTGAAGAAGTGAACCTACTGCACCAGTTTCACCTGCTTTCTTCGCTGCTGTGCCTTGGTTACTGATCAATTCAGACTCACCCATTAATGATGCTGATTGATGTTCATAGTTACTACGAATACGAAGTGCATCAGCTTCACCTAGTGCAACAGTATCTTCTTGGAGTTGTAACGCTGATCCTGATGACAGGTCAATGTTTGCAGCACCAAGTTGTGCACGCTGTTTAGAAATCAGTTCAGCAGTTTTGCGACGTTGCGTATTCTCAGCTTCAACACCTGCATCACGTACTTCTTGCGCTTCATTCTCAGCAACAGCAGCATTGTAGTCAGCAACACCTTTCTGGTACTTGCCTTGCTGATGTTGTTGGTTTGCTGAATACGCAGCAGACACTGCTGTAACTGCTACCATTGCAATTGCTGGACTACACATGTTTTGACCCCTCTAAGTAAAATCGGTGGAACAGTTCACCATCAGGGCCGTGGGGTATTGGTTCATCAATTGTGAACCCCAACCACTTCAACCACTGAACACTGCTTTTATTTTTGCCATGCACCATGTTACACAAACGGGGACAAATAGTCAGCATTTCATCTATAACAGGTTTGGTCTGACGAAAGAATTCTTTCTTGTGATTCATTGCTCTATTAGCACCGAGCATCCACACCACACCGCTACCTGATAGAATGTCACGCTTGACCAGGCCAATCATCACCAAGGGTTCACCGTTGTCATCTATCGCCACGGTTGAGAAGTCAGATAACCCCCAACTTATCATCATAGACTCTAATGGTGTGTGATGGTTTGAAGCCCACACTTCATCAGCATCAGCTTGTCGCATGTCTGCTGCAATGGATTCAACCATCTCAACTGTGGGTCTTACAAACTTAATCATTAGTTACCGCCTACATCGATTTGAGGGATTATTGATAGTATAGACATAGGTAACGGTGCACGCTGTTCAATGCGAACTCCACCGCCTTTAGCCCATTGTGGTTGTATAAATACATCTTGCTTATAAGTCTTCAATGCAATCGGGTCATAGTTGTCACTGTCAAAACGTGGCTTGATCTCACTCATTTGTGGTATTGAACCATTATCTTGACGTGGGCCAATCCAACCACCACGTGATCCATCAACTTCAACTGTAACCTTTGACACTGATATTGATTGTGCTTTCAATGTCTGACTAGGCGACGGTGTGTCAATGTCCAGTGTTTCAATCACCGGTAAATAACTCAGACCAACGTGAACCTTTGAAGCAGCACGTGTCAGTGTAATCTGTCCACCAGCTACTACTTGATCCGGTACAGTGTAACCATCAGTTAAAATACTAACAGTCTCACCTTCAAGATGGTCAAGACCACTGATCACAGTTGCAGGTGCACCGTCATACGTTAAACCTGAATCAAGGTAGAAACAGTCTTCAGCAACTTTTGACTCTCGTGGTTCAAGTCTCTCAACATAGCGAACTGTTGAACCGTTGACTGTACGCTTCACAATAGCATACACAGCATCACGGCTACCTTCAGTGACCGATGCAACGTATTCAAATTCACCCTGTGTAGAATGCTTGTGCCAACCCCACACTTGGTGTTCACGTTGGTACGTTAAACCTAACAGCATACCGTCATCACGAACACACCACACAATGCTGTACGGTTCATCTGCATAGGCCATAGATATAATACTGTGGTCCTCAAATAGATGCTCAGACATCAGTGATAAATCGTTACCGGTATACTTGTCACTACTGAACTCGTAACCAAGGTCACGAAGTCGTGTACCTTTGTCTTGAATGTATAACGCTGTACTGTTGATAACAATCGGTGGAATGATTGAACACCCGTTGTATGACTGAATACGCACACCAATTGTTGACGGTGTTAATACCCCACTGTCACCTTCGGTTGTCTTCCACTCAGCACCAGATGTTAAAATCAATAGGGTATCAAGTGGTAACAAGTGACGTATCTCATTCACTTGTCGTGCTGCAATGGTAAACGTCACGGCATCATCATCACGTGCAGGGTTAGATACTCGCAATGAATCAAAGTTATTTGTTTGAGTTGTGAACGTTGTTTGTGGTTCATTGAACGTATTAGCAAACACTTGACGCTGTTGGTAGTATGTTACAGCAGACGGTTTGTTACCTACACCATTGAACGGTTGACGGTCACTTGGTGGCGCATCACTGGTGATAGGTGCAATATTGTAGTCATCAAATGAATTATTGTTCGAGTCACCGATCCAACCGTAAATACCTGTACCCACTGACGGGTCCTTGTAAACACGATAATACTCAGCTTCAGGCACACTATCCCACGTTAAGCGTACACCGGCTGTTGTTGCCAGTGAACCCGTTGTGATACTTACTTCAGAAGATGCAATCGATTCAGAACCTTCACCGTCAACAGCAGTCACAACGTAAGCGTAAGTCTTTTCAAAGTCACCGAAACCTTCACCGATTGTTGTTGCGCCATTCTGACGACTTGCTACACCACCCGATGTGTAAGGTGTATGTGATGTCGCGTCTTCACCGTTAAGTTCAAACGTGTCAACAGTCAATGCTGTGACGGTAAATGATCGACCGTTAAGCTCAGTCATACCAACAACATCGTTAATTGAAATAAGGTTACCGGTTGCGAACCCATGAGCAACTGCTGTCACTTTTGCAGGGTTTGTCGCAGTAACACCTGTGATGGTTTTATTAATCGCACCACTGCTGAATGTTGGACTATCAACCGTTGGTGCAAAGTTGATAACAGTCAATGACCAGTCATCATCAGCCATACGGTTAAGGTTACTAGGATCGTGGTCAGGGTGAACAATGGTCATCACGTCAGCATTCTGTGTGAAGCCTAACGTTGGTAACTGTGCTTCAGTGTAAGGTGTAGCAAGTTCAAATATGTTAGCACCGTCTAATACGAAACCACCATCTTTAATCACGCGCACTTTAAGATGTTCAAACACAAGCATGTAAGTCTGCTCAGTGTTGAAGCTGAATGGGATTAAACGACCAACACGGTCAGAATTATCTAGCTCACCGACGAACTTGAAGCCAGGGCGCGAGTAAACACCACCCTGTGAACGTACTAAGAAGTTTTCACAAAGATGTAAACCCGTAGCATACTTGGTGAGATCAGCACGAGATTGTAATGCAGGTGCAATTTCACCGGATGTAAAACTGCGTTGTGTGATTTGAGGCATTACTTATCTCCTGACGTTAATGTAGTCACTCTCACTAGGTATGAGGTATTGGTCATTCATATCAGTAGCCATAGCAGATGAAAGGTAATTACGGTACAACTGCAACGAGTCATTGCGCAATGCACGACCCAGTTCAGCACCGACAATCGGTATTGCTACTTCAGATGAAATCAGATGAGACAATGCCATGATAAAGTCATCACTGAATAGATTAGGATCCTCAACCTTAGCAGCAAAGTCGATGCGTAAGTCGGGTTGATTTGAACCTATGATTTTGTTGTCATCGAAGTTGAATACTTCATAAGGTATTTGTTTGCGTAGGTCACCCTGTGGGATGATACGACTATCGAGCGCACGAGACACTACATCAGATTGACCGACAAGTAATTCTTCATACGAACCAACCAGACGCTGAATCTTCAAACAATCAACAGGGTATGAATAAGCATAACCCCAGTTGAATATTTCAGTGGTGACTGGTGCTAATGCTCTGAGTTTGTGGTTAAACTGCCACGGTATTTCACGCAGACATCGATCACGAAGGATTGAGTATTTCAGCTTACACAACTGTGCTTGCAGACTACCTTCATCCAGTGAGTTGATACTACCTGCACGAATGCTACTTAATGCTAGATTACATATTTCAACAACGCTCGCCATAATTTAACCCCATGCAGGTAAGTGTTACAGTGTTTCAACTGCGCTTGACTGACCCGTTTCACCTTCACCCATGAATGATGCGTCAGCAATATCTTTCTGGTCCTGCTCTGCTTTCTTGGCTGCAGCGTTAGCAGCTTTAGTTTCAGCAGCTTTACGAGCTTTCGCTTGTGCAGCAGTCTCAGCTTTGTCGATTGGCTTTAACCACGACGGTACTTGTTCAACCTTGTTCTTTAATGGAAAATGTTTATCAGTGTGTAACACTGGACGTTTACCAACAGGGTCATACAGACGACCACCAAAGAAACCTTGTTTTAATACTTTATAACTAGGCATGTTAGTTCTCCAAATTACGAATTGAGGGCCGAAGCCCCCGACTCAATTGCGATTATGCACCGGTGATATTAGTCTGGTTACCCATTGTAATACCAGTGGTGAACTTACCTGTTGACGGTGCAGCACCTACAACAGTGTAGCGTACACCTAAGTAACGCTCAGTAAGTTGTGTTGGTAACACTTGGATCACAGACTGTTTACCAGCTTTCAGATCCGCAAGTAAGATTGTTTCACTGAGAACAGCAGTACCTAGTGCAGCAGTTGCACCAGTTTCAATCGTAACTTGAACAGATGTAGCATTGTCAAAGTCTTCAGTAACCTGTGCTAAAAAGCATACTTTGTTACCTTTACCGATGTCTTGGTTCAACGGTGCAACAGCACCATAAGGTGTACCAGGTACACCAAGGTCGATAACGTTAGTTGATACAGCAGTTGCTGTGATCGCTTGGTCATCTGAGAACAATTGTTGTGCAGAAAAAATCATGATGATTCTCCTAAATTAAGTTAAAGAAACGTGCGGTATTAAACCACACGAGCTTCAGTGTTAAGAAGTGCATCACTTTCACGAATAGGGATACCACGGTAAGTCATTACTTCTTTACCTTCGATCTCCATCGGTTTTAAGCGCGTAAAGTTATCAGATGCACCAGCGTTAGTAGCTAAGGCATCAAGTGCTTCAAGTACATCACGGTTACAGTAGATTGCCATTTTACCACCGGCAACACGACGACTTTGTAATTTGTAGTACGCTTTACGCATGAAGTCGTAAAGTTTAACAGTACCACCAGCCATGTCGCTAACGTCGATGTTTGCAACACGTGCAACATAACGCCAATCTTTCACAGCCATACCAACATGCCATGTGAATTTTTCTTCTTTCGCGTAGTACGGGTTACCACTTGGATCCGTAACACGTTGTTCACCCATGTCTTCACGCTGAACACCAGCTTGAGTACCTTTAGGGTAAAGAAGATTACACTGGTTATCACCCCAGGTAACAAACCACACTGACGTATTGTCAGAACCAGTACCACCAGCATCGATGATTTGACCACCGTTAGCAGCAGACTTGTCATTGAAACGTGGTGCAAGGCCCATAAATTCTTCAGGGTCTGATGCAGTATCACCGTAGAAGATTTTACTTGCTACTTCTTGTGACATTGCTTCAAGGTATGCCTGAGCTTCAGACAGACGTACAGCACCTTCGTTTGTAGATAGTTCAAGTAAACGTTTATCGATGGTACTTAAACCTTCAACGAAACCTGTTGTATCTTCAACCTGAGCAGTACGACCTTTGCTGTTTGGCACGCCTTGGTATAAACGACCCCATGTAACAGAAGGTAGACCAGTACGAACGGTGTGTAAGTGGGTAGTACCCTTGTTACACTCAATCGCAATTGCATCTTCTAAGATTGGGTTCATTTCCATCAGCATTTCGATAATAGGGTTAAATTGACCCTGACCGTCTTGCATCTTGTAAATATCGATTAAGTCGATAAAGCTATTTCCTAAAGTAGCCATGTTTCACCTCTTGAGTTAGTTAGGCAGTTTTGTCATTCGGATAAAGAAGAGACACACGATCTTGTGCTTTCGATGTTGGTACAGTTGTGCCACCAGGTACATCTTCAGCAGTTAACTTCCCTACGTTGACCATAAACCGGATAACTTCAGGGTGGTTACCCACACCGTGTTCTTCCAGCAGTTGCTTCAATTCTGGCGTTCCAAATTTATCAATGGCAGATCGTGCGATACCGATGTTTTCTTCAAACTTATCACCACCGAACTCTTTGTCATTTTTAGATTTTTCTTGCCAGTCATTCATCAACTGATCGAAAGCATCGACTTGACTCTGCGAACTCGCCTGGACTTGTTTAGCTTGGAAATCAACGAGCTTCTGCGCCTGGTCCTGAGTAAGCCCCAACTCTTTAAAGAGTGGTGCTGCATCATTCAAAAGTGCGCTATCAACTGTGACCCCTTCAGGCATCGCAAAGTCGGCATAAGTGTCGGGTATTGTCTGGCTACCTTCACTATCAGTTTCCCCAGCAGCATCATTGCTACCAGTATCATCAGCAGTGTTACCTGCATCAGAATTATCTACAGCAGCCGGTGCAGTATTATCACCGGTGTCTGTGTTGTCTGTTTCGGCTTGTACACCCGTGGTAGCTGCGCCACCTCCTGCATCTTCACCTGCATCTGCATTACGGTATACATTGAATAACCAATTTTTGTTAATAATCATGTCGTCACCTATTTTCTTTTAGCATTTTGTAATAATCGTCAGTTGCAGCTTCACGTAACTCTTCATCAAGCCATAGTCCATGACTTCTTAAACCTGCGTTGAAACTGTGCTGACTTGCTTCGTTACTGTATATACTCTCAAAAGTACAGCAGTTTTGCAAACACCGCCACATTAAAGCACGACCAGTCTCAAGTTTCATTATATTACGGATTGTTAATAGTTCCAACTCACGAGCGTTTTGTTGCTTTTTAGCACCTTCATTCTCTTCATCATCAAACATTATGCTAACCCTGCGTTACGCATCACAGTACCCAGTGCGTTATCTCCACCGGTATCAGTCTCTGATGCAGTCTTGGCAATCTCAGCACCTTGTTGTGCATTCACCATTGCTTGTTGCTGTGCTGCTGCTTGTGCGTCTGCTTGCATCATTACAGCAACTTCATCATCACTACGAACCAATGCAGGATCAACACCAAGTGATTCAGCGTATTCATCGATACCTTGATTGATGTTAACTTTATGACGTGCTTCAGGCCATAGTTGTGAAGCCTGACCAACGAACCCTACTAAGCGATCAACCGCACCTGTTGCAACTAGACGTTGTGCTTGTGCTAATACTGACACATATTCAACATTTAGATCACGGTTCTGTAATTCTGGTGGTGGTGGTGGTAGCACACCATTCTGTTGAAGAATATTAAACGTTCTGTCAATCAATGGGTCAAGCAGTTCAGTGTGAAGACGTTCAAGTACAGGACCTAACATCAACAACTTCTCTTCATGCTTCTCTGCAACTTCACGTGCTGTGATCTGACGACGGTCTGTGTTTGCCAACATCAAGAATAAATCTTCATAGAAGCCACGTTTAACACGGTCCTCTACATTCAGTATCTCATTGTTAAGCGCACCAAGGTCAGGTCTGAAGTCATAGATGCTTCGTAACCCTTCACTGCTTTGCTCATGCCACACAATGTCATTAG